CCCTTCAAAGATATTTTTTTGGTCATGTTCAGATATTGTATACTTATTATCTATAGAGGCTAAGGCTTTATTGAGAGAATCAAAATGAATTTGCTTACTATCAACAAGAACCCCATCTAAGTCAAAGATAAACAACCTATTACTCATTATCATCTTAGAGTGTGTACTGCGGCTCTTCGTAGTGAAATGAACCGTTTGATATTGCTTTTGGTGGACACTCCTTGTGCCAGAGGTTTATTACTAGAACACTTCTCTTACCAGCAATCACAGGCGTTGTTCCATGCACTGTGTGACCAGCATCAAACATAACCAATCTATTAGGTGTACACGCAATCCTTTCTCTCTCTTCAATTGGAGACTGATGTATCCCTTCAAGTCCGTCTTGAGTTCCATTAGGAACAAATATTTTATGTATTTCTAAAAAGCCGCCCTCAACACCAGTGTTGATATGTGGATAATACACTGAGCCCCAGTATGGTCCATTAAGTATTTTTGTTTCTGCGTACTCAAATGTGTCTTCATCCATGTGTGGGGGAAGGTTTTGTCCGACTTCAAAAGTTCTTGCCCAGTATTCAAAACCAATCACATCCCGCTCTTCACATGGCATATTTGGTCTCCAAATAGCCTCAATAAGCATTTTTGCTGTAGTGTCAGCTTTACTTCTCCACCAGCCATCCCAGAACATATATGGAGCAAACACCTTCGCCCCAGGCTCATGATATTGATTTAAGCGAGAACCAATCCCCTCGTCATACCCCATTGATTCGGGAAATAATTTTTTGTCATTTCTAATTAAAGAAAGTAAATTTTCGTCTTTAATATAATTATCAATCACAAGCATAATACAATCCTATCAGATCTGCTCCATATTCACAGTAATTGAATAAGCATATGATTGCTCATCATGACCTTGTGATAAAAGATACTTTTGAAAATCTTGTCTTAAAAATGGCATATAAAGATTTTCACGATTAATCGCTGCATCTGGGTCTTTTAGAGGGTCAAACACAAACTCATTTAACTCTTTAATCGGACTTCCATGACAGTACCACCCAAGGTATGCATAACGATCCCCTTGCTCTACAGGGAATATCTTATGCGCAGCCATATAGTTTGAAGGAAACATCAAGATATCACCTTTTTTAGGCTTATATGTTATATCAAGGTAGTCAAAATGATGCTCTCCACCAATAAAATCATCCGTAACATAAACAATAGACCCAAGAACATTTTTCAATGCCAGCTGATTTGCTGGCTCTGGAACACCGTAAATATAATCACTGCTTACATCAGAATGAGGACCAAGGTACATACCCTTTCTGTAGTATGAAATATGACCTTTTGACTTCCACCAAATGCACTTATAAACAAGAGGAAACATCTCCATATACTTCAATAAGCATTGATACTTAACTTCTTCAATGAAAGCCATTGTCTTAATAGCTTGCATATCTGGGTCACGGTGAAGCCCCATACCACGCCCTGGCATCTCTTCAATAGATTTCTTATCAAAGAAATAACCGCTTCTATTTACATAAACTTCTTTACCAGTATGTGGGTGTATTGTTGGCGTATACATACCCTCAGACTCTTGATCAACAATTTTTTTAAAGAAATTAAATATCCAATCCCAATCCATATCAAAAGTGTTTTCAAAAAGAACAACACCGCCGCCAAGATGTTTGGCTTTTACATCATTATATTGCATCAATCTCTGGCTCCTTAAGTTTTGGCAGTCCTGGATATTTAGGACCAACCTGATTCCCCTTAGCATCACGACCAGTTCTTAATCCTTTAAGCCATGTCCAAGGTTTTTCTTTTGAATTTTTAATTTTCAAATCATTGTATTCTGCTCTTTGGGCAACAATCTCTGGGTAATCCCACCTGTTGATAACCTCAAAATCCACACTTGGCAGCAAGTTTGGATCAAATATAGTAAAGAACAAAAACGGTTCACCCTTTTTAAAAGTTACTGGTTCGTTTATTTTAGTAATAACCCAATTTGTTTGAACCTCATCCGCCCACCAATCACTTGGGATTGTTGCTGTCATAGGGACAGCACCATCAACATAGTAATTTGGCGATCCAGTTGTCCAAAGATGATATGGTTTTTCTGTATTAATCACCCAACCAGTAGCAAAAGAAATCATACCATTGATATTTGAATGAGCAAAGCCCCAACCATTGTGTACACCACCGCTAATAATTTGTGCAGGAGAATTACCTCCATCCCAAATAACAGTGACATCTTCTGGAAGAAGCATTTCCCAGCCATTAACATTTGCTGTTGTTACAGGAGTGCATTGATATGCATGTTTGTTATAAGTAGCATCCATCCAATCTCGCTTTAGACGAGACTGTTTAATTGGAGCTGGGGTTTGAAGTGTCCTGGAGAGAGTAATTTTTGTCATATGTTAATTATATCTTGAAAATTCATAACTTTGATCTAAAGGAATAAGTTGCGACAGTGATATTCCATTAGGGAACCGAACTCCACGACCAGCATCAGGATCTGCTGGTGAGCCGTCAAGATTAAATCCATACTGAAAGCCTTTGTGATTTCTTTCATTGTAATCAAACATAGTTACCGCAGAATATTTAACACCAGAGGTAACAGCAGCAGATCCATGACTGTAGATAAATGTGGATGGAAACATAATCACATCACCTGCTTTTGGTTTAATTTTAAAATTAAATGTAGGAAAATATAGCTCACCGCCTTCGTAATTATCATTCAAATACATTACAGAAGATACTGTTGCAGTATACGAAAAACCATGATCTGCATGAGGTTTAAAGAAATTTCCAACTCCATACTTTACATAGTTAACACTTTCCATAAAATCCATTTTTATATTAAATCTAGATTCATAGTCATAAAGACATTCTTTTAATGGTTTTACAGTGTTTTCATAAACACTCTTTATTCCAAAAAAATCATCTGGCGCATTATCCGCTAAACTTGCATTGATTTTACAATCAAAGCATTCTCTATAGCTATTAATGGTTTCTAGATTTCCAACAGTCGCTTGAGACCATTTATAGCGCTCTGTTGTGCTATTACCTATGGTAGATTCAAGTTGCTCTATAATCTCACCTGGGTTTGGGACTGCATTTTGATAAAGAAAAATACCAACTCTTGGATCAAAGATATATTGTGCTTGCATAAAATCCTTTTATTTATTATGGTAAACTTATTATAACACAAAGAACGGTGACATGAACAGCAAATACCCATTGAGCTATAGTGAGCTAAACGAAGAGAATCCTTGGAGAGTTCCACCAGGATACTTTGGTAATTCATCAAATAATATCAGAACTATTGAAAATTTTATATCAGTAGATGATCTAAAAAAACTTTCTTCTTTTACTAAGAAAATAAATAAATGGAATAACTCTTATGAAACTCAAGAATATGAAGATGGTGTGTCAAAATATAGTTCTGACTTATGGTATAACAGAACTTGTAGTCCAGAAATAATTAAAGAAATAGATATAGAAATATATAACTTGATTGATTTATATATTGAAAAAATGAAAGCTACGCTAGAAGCACAGTATTCTGTGCGTCTTAAGAAAAGACCACCAGTTGTTGTTTGCTGGAGAGCTGGCGACTTCCAGGTACCCCATGCTGACAAGCAGATCCAGGATGGAAGACCTAACGCTTTTATTGATTATGATATCAATTCACTATTTTATTTAAACGATGACTTTATAGGAGGTGATTTGTTTTACCCAAAACATGGAATAAAAATTTCACCAAAACCTGGGCTGGCTGTTTCTCATCCTGGAGATATTAATTACCTACATGGTGTATCGTCAGTGCTCTCTGGTGAGAGATGGGTTATCCCTTCATTCTACACAATAGAAGAGTTTACTTCTTAATAATTTCATCATAAGAAATAAGTTTGTTGTCACGCATGTAGAGCATATTTCTTGGATTCTCATAGGCAAGTCTTTCTCGTTCTTTATCCGCCCACCTTGGAGCTCCTAACTCCCTTTGTTTTGCTAGCCATTCTTTTGTTCCACCAAATGGATATTGAATAAAATTTCTTATAAAGAATTTATTTCCATTCTTAATAGTTTTTACACCGTGATAATAAGGCAATCCAGATGGGAAAACAAGAATATCCCCAGCTTCTGGTTTAAGATTAATAAAATCTCCGTTTATATAAAAACAAATGTCACCACCATCGTAGTTATCGTTGATATATGTTGTACATGTAAGAAAAAATTTATCTCCAGGCATTGCTCTTTCTGAAAGAATGAAGTCGGTGTGATATGGCATAGTCATGCCATTTCTTAGCGCATCAATATCACTGTTATATTTTGAAAAAGAAGATGTCATTAATCTTCCACCTTCTGGAACAATTACATTGTATTTATCTATATAGTGATTGATCGCCAATGAATAAGCTTCGTATGTGCGATCAGCCAAATATTTTTCATCA